ATGTTTGATATACAGCCATTTTTATTCTCCTTTGAGGTTATTGGTTTATAAGTATTTCATCAAAAGGTCAGTAGCATCCTTTGGACTACCACTTCGTTTCAATGTTTTAATCTTCTCCAACCTTGACTTATTATCCATATCCTCTTTTGTAGCTTTAACACCAGACTTAACAAATTTTGTAGGTTTAACTTTTTTAGAAACTAAATTAGGTTTTACCGATTTAGATTTAACAAAGTTCATACCATCCATAATCACATCAAAATATCTTGAATCATAAATTCTAGCGACATCTTCATTTGAAAAGCCTTTAGAACTTAAGTAGTTCATAATATTTGACTTAACTGCAGTACCCTTAATAGGATCAGCAATCTCAGGATGCTTTAAGTGAAGTTTTCTTTGTTCTTCCTTTAATATTTCCTGAAACTGAGTTTGTTGATGTTCTCTCAGTTTTTGCTGTGCTTGGCTAATCGTTTGTTTTCTTTTTTGAATCCTACGATCAACTCTTGCAGCTTCAGTTGGATCTTCCTCCCAAAGTCTATCAAGTTCTTTGGAATTCATATCATTGTTAATCTCAGCATTTAAAGTTGCAACTAGAGAATTTAAATCTTCCATCTTAGTTGAATACTGATTTTTTAGACGATCTTCTTCAGACTTAAGCTCTCTTTTTTCGATTGCTAACTCCTCAGTTTTTCGTCTATAGTCGGCATCTTTTTGATAACCTGCTTTTAATTCTTCAAGGTCAACATCAATCTTTTCACCATTAACAATAACTTGGTGTAGATCGGTTTCTTGTTCTTCAATCGCATTTTGATCTTCGGATGCTTCTTGTTCTACTGGAGCTTCCTGTTCAGGTTGAGCTTCAGGTTGTTGTTGAACTTCTTGATTATCTTCGGCTTTCACCTCTGGTTCTTTCGGTTCAACTGGTGTCGCTTCTTCTTGAGGTTTATTGATAACACCTTGTGGGTTCATTAAACCTTCAATATGTTTAGCAGCACCTTGTATTGTTGCAGTTGACAACAATGGGTTTGAATCAGACATTAAGTCCTCCTTTGTTAAGCTGTCTAATGACTTGGCTTATCCTAACTGTTGTTAGAATTTTGTTTGCTGTTGTTGTTTTCTAAAATCCTCTAACTGTTTTTGAGCAAGTTTACCTGTTTCAATTACAGTTTGAAGATGTTGTTCGACTTTACCAACAACATTGTAAGCGATCCAAAGTTTTTCTCTGGTATCACTTTCTTTAGCACCAGTTTTTTCTAGTAGTGCCTCAGAATAAAGTTTTTTTAGAGATTCTATTGCCTCTATAAAAATTTTACTCTCTAAGATTTGTTTGGCTTGGTTGGATCGGCTTATTTCCTCCGACCTCCCTGCCTGGTCTTTGATTTCCATTTAGTCCTTGTACTTGTTGGCTAAACATATTAGCAGATTTTTGTGCCTGTTCAAGAATCTTTGATTGATTTGCCATCATCATCTTGTCTAAGTCAGCATCAGCTTTTAGTTTAGCAGTATCTAGTTGAGTATTATATTTTAATGCCATTTCCTTGATCTTAGCCTCAAAATCTAATTGCATTTCTTGAGATTTCTGTTGTAGCTCTTGGTATTGTAACTCAAGATCAGCAATTTTTCTTTTATTCTCAGCATCAATCCTAGTAAATTCTATTTTCTCAATTGGTGTTAGAGGTGGTGGAGCAGGAGGTGGCATCATTTGTTTACCTATATCTGGGTTCACAAAATAGCTTTCCACATTTTTACATATTGATTGTTAAGCATAACAATTCTTTCTTTGTCTTGATACTTAACCATTAGTTCAAATATTTTTCTAAATAAATCTTTAACACCTGTTTCTGCAAATATTCTTGCAATCAACTCTGATCTCATTTGAGTTTGAGTCATTAAAGTATTTACACCAGTTGCAGTTTTTGAATTTAATGTATCTGCATCTAAACCTTGAGCAGATTTTGTAACACCAGTTCTAGCTTCTCTAACTTGATCTAAGTAAGATAGCATAGGGAAGGCTTGTTGATTTATTGGTTGTGCTTGTAAAGGTTGCATCACTTGGTTAGGTGGTTGTTTAGTTCTAACCACACCTCCAGGTCTAGTTGTTAATAGATCATCCATATTGACCATACCATCCATGATCGCAACTCTGTTATTATTTGTTAGATACATATTATCTAATAACTGTCTCATCACAGTTGATTTCATTAATTGTATATCTTCAACTAATTCTGAAATTGATCTGCCATAAAATCTGTGTGGCATTGGAATAGGTGTTACAGTTACAAATGGAATATTATCGCAAGGCATATTTTCTAAAACCATAGAACCACTATCACCTGCAGACACAATTCTTCTTAACTCTGCAATACCATCTTCATCATAATCGTATTTTATATAAGACTCATAAATTAAAACTTTTTCTGTAGAACTATCTGTATAGTTATCAACTGGGTATTCATCAATATTTCTTTGTCTGACAATTTCCTCAGTATTATAAATATCAGTATCTGATCTTGGAAGATTTTTAACTTCTTCTTCATCATAACCCATAGCAATTAAGTCTGATCTTGACATTAAAACTTTGTGAGAAACAAAATCGGCATCGTCAATAGATTTTGCATTTCTATCAATTAAAAATTCTTCAGGTGGCACACTTTCGATTTTTATTTTTCCACCCATTGATGTTCGTTTAATTTTGCAATCGTATAAATCAAAATCAGGTTTTGGAACTTGTGATGTATCTAGTCCTCTTTCCTCATATTGCTTTAATAATTTTTCGAAATTTTCTTTTGCATTTTCATCTTCAAAAACTTCTTCCTCAACAATTTCGATTTCATTCTTAGTGTCCATCAAAGCATCTTTTTCAGCTTTGGATAAATTTTTGTAAGTTTCAAATTCTACTTTTTCACTTTCGTCATAATAAATTTTTAAGAAACCATTTTTCTCAATTAATGCGTCTTTAAAAAAATTATATAAAAGTTGAAAGCCATTATTGTCTTTGTAAAAAACATGATTTAAATATGCTGTCGCTTGTTCGGCAAGAGGTACATCTTCTGCTGTTACAGGTTCGCATCTTACAACTTTATCACTAGCTGTGAACACTCTTAAAAGATTTGGTAAGATACTTTCAATTGTATCTGCAACATCGGTAGATACTACTTGTGAACGACCATCAATTTCTGTTCCTAGTTTATCACCTAAATAATATTCTAAAGATTTTCTTCTTGATTGAGATAACTGACCTCCCAAGTAACCTAAAGCATTTTCGATTTGATTTGAAAGTAAACTTCTAAGTTTGGGATCTGCGATTTCGATTATTTTTTTTGCCATATTAAATTATATAATTTGTATCAACTCTTACTGGTTTCGACCAATCCGATCTTTCGACAGGTTCGACAATTGCACCATATCGAACAGAGTCGCAAAAGTGTGATGCCCAATTGTGCAGGGGTTTATTCCTGAAACAATTATTTTTTTCATCCCATCGTTTGCAGTACGATTTTAATGCCTCAATTAACTTTTTGCAATTGTTTTTATGAAAGTAACACTTTGGCAACATTCGTCTAACCTGCTCAATACCATCTTCTATACTAAGTTTCGGTGCTATGTCAAATTCTAACCCCATCTCTTTTGCAGTCTCCCATCTGGATTTATTCGTTCCTATTTCTCTAACTCTAATATCATGGGGTGCTATATGCTTTGAATAAGTATAAGGTTTATCGTCAATTACATTCATATAATGCTCTAATCCTTCACCTGAGTTTTCATAGCAATCAATTATTCTAACTTCATCACCATGCCTTTGAGCAAATGTGATAACTGTACTATCATTCATTCCTAAGTCCCACCAGGTTTCAACCTCTAGGTTCTCATCTATTTCAAAGTTGGTTATTCGTTTTTTTTGGTCTAATTCTTCCATTGTTTTGCCAAAGTAAGAACCTGAGATTCCAGCTTGGAAAGAACATTCAAATTCTTGAGCATAAGCCTCTGGTGACATGGTAGCTTTTGCAGCATCTAATTCTTCTTGAGCAATAATCTTAGTCTCACTAGCTTTGAACACTTTGGTAAACCAATCTTTTGTATGTTTGGCTTGTTCATGT